CTATACCACAAGCCGGTTGTCCGGGCCAGAGCCGGTCACAAGGCCCGCCGCGCGCATGGAGCCGCGAAACACCACCGAGACGCCGCCGCTGGGCAGGTGCGAAAGCAACTCATCCGGCAGGCGGTCCGAGTCGTAGGCGATGGGTTTGTCGCCCAACGGGAAACCCGTCTCGTGGAGGTAAATTGCCGTCGTCTGCGAGCACTCCCAGACGTCGGTCCTCCCCCACCGCTCGATGCCCAGCAGGTGGCAGAGCAGGCGGCCATAGGGGTACAGCTTGCCTTCCTGGTGGGCGATGGCAGCCATGCCCCGGGCGTGCGTCTCGGGAGACATCCCGACCCAACGCAGGATCAAGAGCTCAGATCCCGCGAAGTCCATGGCCAGGTCCACGAACCCCGTGCGCCGGGACGTGGTCGTGAACACGTCCCGGGAGTTCGCCATGACCATGCTATGGGACCACTCGCTCTTGCCGTCCTTTGCTTTGCGCGCCTGCACGGACATGATGGCCTTGTCCAGCCATCCGTCACCACGCACGAAGAAGATGTCGCCCGCCCGGGGCGGCCAGAGTGGGGGCTTATCCACGGATATCGTCTCCGTACATGGCCCGCAGGTCGGCCAACAGGGCGTTAAGCTCCGCGTGCGAGTTGCACGCCCGGATGGCGTCTGCGGCATCGGACTGGACCTGCAGCACGTCCTGGACAAACGCCTGATACTGCGCCTGCTCCAGACCGTCGAAGGGGTATATCTCAAGCCGCACGGCCTCGGCCTTGGGCCTGGGCCAGACGTAGTCCGCCAGGGCGTTGGTGGCCGCCTTGACCTGGGCGATGGCCTGAGCCTGCGCCTCCTCCAGCGGAGGGTACACGACGTCGGCATAGATCGGAGTCAGCGTGACCAACCCATCGCCGACCACGGCCTCATGACCGGCCACGTACTGCCCGTCAGGCGGCGCGTCGGGCTCCACCACGGCGGGCCAGATGGCGTAGCCGTCAGCAAAAGGCACGGCCTCCTGGATTTCGTCCTCCGGGTAGGTCCCGCACGCTGCCCCATCAGGGGAATGGAGGATACCGGCGCGCTCGGTGAAGCCTGCCCGCCACAGGGCGGCACGGCCAACCCTGCCCGCCGGATCGCACGGCCCGGCGACTATTGTATTGTTCAACATGATGCAGATCATGTGATCCTCCTACGCTTCTACAAGCATTTCCAGTTCCACGACGTTCCATGCGCCGCCAGCCGGTGCGCTGTTGGCAAGCAGCGACCAATGGGCGTAGGCGGTAGACGGTGCCGAAAAGCGCCTGATGATGCGGGTAGCCGGAAGATTGTTCAGCGTCAGATAGTTTGTCCAACTGGAACCGTCGGACGAATACCGGACAATGGCGCTCGTAACTGCGGACACGGCAGAGCCCTGCACCATGGAGATGCCCACAACACGCTGGGCGGCCGCGAACTGGTAGCCAATATACGCAACTCCATTCACCGTGCCGCTCGCGGTCTCCCACGACGTTGTAAGGTCTCCGTCAAAGGCCTTTGTGGCGGCGTAGGTTGCGCTGTACTCGCTGCTTTTGAGCGCGGTTCCGCCGCTGCATGCGTTGAGGAGCGCAGGTTGCGAAATATTGTAGCCAACGGCTGACATACTTGGAAGACAAACAGGGTCTGCCACGACCACCAGAGTGTTTGTGGAGTACGTGGACCAGATCACGGTTGTCCATTTGTCAACCCCAGGCAGGTAGACGAGTTGTCCCGGACGATAGCGGGACCGGCGATCAACTCCCTCGACCGTGAATGCATCCGCAGCCGCGTAAGCCACTGCGCCCCCAGATTCCCACGCGATCCTCGGGGCGTCGAAGCGCTTCGGCATTCCTGGGCGCTCATTAGGCATCATGAGGGGGATCACAGGGCGACACCGTCCAGCTGGCCACCGCCGGACCCGATGGTGATGACGTTGGCGACGGAAGCGTAGACTTTGACTAGCAAGCCATCCTGAAGCCAATCGCGGTGCACGGGGATCGCCCCCAGGTTCTCGGAGGGCACTTTCACGGAGATAAGGTCATCGGGGGCCGTGGTGCCACCCCATAGGACGTAGACATCCACGGCGGCCGTGTGGTGGTTCACGGCGTCGAGATAGATGACACTTCCCGCGTCGGTGCCGGTGGCCTGGGCAGTTGCCACGGTCTGCGCCGCCTCGGCTGTCGTGGCGCTGATTTTGATGCGCCTACCGCCTGTGGACCCGGAGAGCTTGTGCTTGTTCACGTTCTGCATGGTGTTCTCCTAGAAGTAGAATTCGATAGCCCACGGCGAAACGCCGGGGGATGATTTCGGAGCGTTGCGCGGGTCCTGGCCCAGGCGCACCTCGGTGATCCCGGTGTCCACGGCCAAACCTTCCACGGTGATGAGGGTGCGGGTGTTGCCCGAGTCGTAGCTGGCGGAAACGATGTAGCCGAAGCCGCTGGTCGTCTGGATCAGCGATATGGCTCGACCCTCCGTAAACTCGGAGGCGATGTCATCCCCGGCCAGGGCCAGGGTGTCCGCGTCCACGCGCGAGACGGCGCGGTCGATCGGTGTCCAGCCGTTTTCCCCGGCCAGAAACGTGGTGAACAGGGATAGGATGGTGTGGCCTTCCGTGATGAGCGCGGAGAGGTCCGCCTCGAACGCCTCCAGCACGTAGACGTGGCCGTTCTCCCCAAGGCCACAAGGGTTTGTGGAGGCATTCCACGGGCCTCCGTTGTAGAGCGGGAAGCGCTCCGTGGGCGTGAGCGCCTGGATTTCGGCGGGAAGGTAGCGGTACGGGTATGCCATTTTACAGGGCCTCCTCCATGGAGATGGTGCCGAAGGAGTGGGATCGGGCCGTGTCCCACGTCATCACGGGCATGGTCGAAAACGTGAACTGTCCGCTCAAGAGTTGGCGGTATTGGTAGTCTCCTGGGTCCAGGCAGGCGAAGAATTCTCGGTCAGTCCCGAGCCTGGACTGCATGCGCTGGATGGCGTGCGCCGTGTCCTTGGACTGATAGTTGAGGGTCAAGTTGGCCACGCGGTAGGGCGGCTGGTAGTTGGAAAACGAGACACCGCCCATGGACCGCGTTTTGGTGGTGGCCGTCTGCCAATAGAACTGCGAGGCGTAGAGGAAGTTGATGTCCGGGCGGATGGCCGAACAGAGCATGATGCGCCCGATGTCGAAGTAGCCGTCCGGATGATTCTGGTCGTCGAGGAAGAAGCTCCAATGCTTGGCGAAGCGCGGCCCGGTGAAGACGTCGAACCATGTGCGGGGCACGCGGGCCAGATCCTCCTCTGTGGGCTGGCCGGTCCACCAGTTGCGCGTCTCGAAGGGCGTCGCGGCCGTGCTCTTGTAGCGCGGAAACACCAGCTGCGCCCCTGTGTCGGCGCCCGGGTGCTCGTCCGCCTGGGTGCGCCCGTAAGCGTCATAGCCCTTGACCCGCACGGTGGCCTGTTTCGAACACGTGATGCCCAGCATGACCACGGCCAGGATCAGGCGCTCCTCGGGAAAGTCCACGTGGATCACGGTCTTGTCCGGGTCCAGCGTGGCCGTCCTCGCGGCATCGACCAGGAAGCGCGTCTGCAGGTTTTCGAGGCGGAAATCTCCGTCCGATTCGTCCTGCCAGCCCCCGTCCGGACCCCAGATGGTGGCCGACTGGACGTCGGCGTAGGGGTCGGCGTCCAGGTAGTTCCACGTGGTCATCAGCATTTTTTCAGCCATAGCAGGTGAACCTCGCCGTGTTGGCGCTCAGAATCGTTTCGTCCCCGATCACCACCACCGGGGCCCCGGCGTTGAGCAGGAACCGCCCCGACTGGAGCGTGTAGGTGCGCCCGGGCTCGATGGAGGCCGCGAACTCCCAGGCGCGCGAGAACGTGAACAGGGAGTAGCCGGCCGCGCGGAAGGCGTGGCGGCGCTGGGCCTCGGCCAGGGCGTCGGCCTCGTAGCGGAAGAGGCTGTCAATCACCAACTCCTCCGCCAGGGGCCAGCGGGCTAGGATGTCCGGGTCCGCCTCGCCGTCCGTGGTGGACGTGACCTCGCGGTACTGCTGCGCCAGCCAGGCGCGCCGGGCCTCCGTGACCACGCTCGCGATCTGCGAGTCGCGCATCACGCTCCAGTTGGGCGCGTAGCGGCAGCGCACGAGACTGGCCGGCGTGCCCGTCAGGTCGCCGGATGTGGTCTCCTCCAACTCGAAATTCTTGACGTCCGTGAGCGTGGACAGGGGAGCCGCCGGGGCCTCGATGCGGCCGAAGCGCAGCACACCCAGGCGGTCCGGGCAGAACCACGCCCAGATGCCGGCGGCCAGGCGGTCAAGGAGCTTGAGCACGTCCGCGCCGCCATTGTCGTAGAGCCCGACCTCCGCGCTGTTCTTGGCTGCCAGGGCCGTGAGGTCCGCTGCCGAGAAGTCCGACGTGGTCCAGCCATGCACCTCCAGAATGCGGCGCATGATCCCGGCCGTGTCGTTCACGTAGCCGCCCACGTTGTCACCCTCCACGTCGGCGCGGATTTCCTTGCCAGAGTTGACCCTGAACAGGCCCTCCGCGAGGCAGGTGAGGTAGTGCCCGGAAGCAACGGTTGCGGAGGCCAAAAGCGCGCTGGTGGCCACGTCACCGTCCGAGATCAGGTCCTGCCGCCCCTCGCTCATGGCGACGATAGAGTGCACGGCGCGGAAGTGGACGCGGTAGATGCGCAGGCTCGTGTTGACCTGGTGGCCCTCCACGTTGGGGCAGTACCCCCAACAGGTGGGCAGGTATTTGCCCTTGAGGTCGTCCTCGGTCCCCTCGATCCCAGTTGGCCCGGAATTGGTGCCCAGGTACTTCGGCACTGGCAGGGGCCTGGAGAGGTCTTCCTGCCAGTCTCTGCAACTGAAGCTGATGGTCTGGCGTGTACGCACCAGCTCCTTGACCACCCCGGCGAACGTGGTCACGAAGTCGGCCAGGGCCTGGCCGGGCAGACCGCTGCGCACGGTCACGGGCTGGCCCTGGAAGGCCCACGAGCGCAGGTAGTCCCGACTGCCGTCGTCGTTGGCAAGCTCGATCACGCCCGCGCCCACGCGCGAGGCCCCGGCGTCGCGCCCTCCGAACAACTCGCGGGAGAAGTGTAGGGGTTCCGTGACACCGGGCAGCCAGACGGCATTGGCCGGGCTCTCCAGAGGCGTGGACTTGTGCCCGGGTAATCCGGCGCAGAAGCGCAACGTGACGGGCGTGGTGGAGTCCGGCGGCAGGCCGGTGATGTCGATGAGGTGGATCACCGCTGCCCCTCCAGCTTTATGCGCAGACTGCGGAACTCGGTGCGCATGGCCGCCACCTCGGAGGCCGTGCCGTCGCCCTGCTCCTGGATGGCGGCGAGGCGGTCGAGCCGAGCGGCCAGGGCGTCGAGCCTGCGCTCCACGCCGGAGACGTCCACGCCCGAGTCCTGCCGGGTAAGGATGCGGCGAGTGGTGGTGGCGTCGAAGATGCGGCTCCGGCCTGTCAGTTCCAGCTCGGGGCCGCGCTCGCCCACGATGCGCACGCCGCCCAGGTGGTCGCCGCCCGCTTCGAACCGGGGGATGCCCATGGAGGCCAACGCCATCGCCTGCGCGGCGTTCGCAGCGGCCATGGCCTGGGATATGGCCCCGGAGACCACCGCGCTCATGTTGTTCACCGCCGCCGTGGTGCCCTGCACGCTGGCATCCACGGAGGACAGCCCCGACACCTGCGATTCCGCCAGGGCGATCTGCGCGGCCATCTGCTCCGACTGCGCCGTAAGTTGCTCGATCTGCACGTTCAGCGCGTCAAGTTGCTGCTGGGCGTAATCCGCCTCGGACTTCGCCATGGTCTGCAGCGCGTCTACCTGCCCCGTGGCGCCAGAGAAGATCGAGGCGTATTCGGCGGACCCGAGGCCGAAGTAGGCGGCGGCGGCCGTCAGGTAGTCCTGGCTGGCCGTGCCCACCTGGCCGAACGCGGTTTGGTTGCCTCCCTGGGCCTGTCCGTAGACCGTGGACCAGCGGGCGGACGCCGCGTTCATCTTTTCCAGGGGCGAGAGCGTGCTTAAGGCGTCGTTGACCAGGAGCGAGGCCTTGAGCTGCAGCATCTGCTCAGAGAGCTGGCCCCACTGCTCCACGGTCTGTGAGAGCACGGAGGCCTGCTGCTGCAGCGCGGCCGTGGACTGCTGGACGGCCTGCAGCTGGGTCTGCATGGCCGAGGTCTCCATGGCCCGCGCGTTGGCGACGGAGACTTCCCAAACCTCCATGGTCTGTGAAGCGGCCACCCAGGCGGTCATCTGGTCCGGGTCCATGCCGGACTCCATGGCCTGGCGGAACCGTGCCCAGAAGTTGTCCATGGTGATGGTGCCGTCGCCCAGGGCGGCCAGGGACTTGCCCGCCTCGGTGGCCGTGGCCGTGAGGCTGTTCCGCAGCTTCTCCTCAGTGGTGTAGGCGTAGGTGCCCAGGCGGGTCATGGCCGCGCTCAGGGCGTCCATGCCCCCGGCGGCGTCGGCCAGGCGAGACACGAAGTCGGCGGCCGCGATGCGGTCCAGGCTACCGACGAACTGATCCATGGACACTCCCGCCGTCTGCGCGATGGTCACCATGCTGGCCATGGTGGAGGACAGGCGGGTCAGCGTGTCGATGTAGACCTCGCCCTCCTGCGCCACGGCCTCGATGGCCTCCTTGAGCCCAAGCTGGCCCAGGACGTACTCCGACATGGCGTTGGCCACGTTGGAGTAGACCACGTCCTCGTAGCCCTCCGGGATCGCGGTCATCGGGAACACGAAGCCCTCGGTGGCGTCCTTGATGGCGTCGGAGGAGAGGTTGAGCGAGGAGATGAAGTTGGTGAGGCCGTTGGTGGCGGACGCCCACGCCGCGTTCTCCTCCGCTGCCATCTGGCCCGTGGCGGTCTGGAAGATGGCCTGGTGGGTGGTGGAGGAGGAACCGAACATGCCGCTGGTCGTCTGCTTGAGGACGCCGTAGCTGGAGGGGATGTTCTCGCCACCGATGATCATCACGGCCTTCCCGCTGCCGGGCTGGGTGTTCCAGGAGGAGGTGGTGGTGTTCGGCGTGGCGAGCCCGGCGATGATGGCCGCGGGGATGGCGGCCAGGAGGCCGATGCCCGTGGAGGCGAGCCCGGCGGTGATGCCCAGGCTGGCCCCGATGGTGGCTCCGAGACCGGTGTAGGAGGCCAGGCCGCCCGCCAGAGCGCCGACGCCAGCACCCACGTAGGACGCCGTGGGGTTGTCCGGCCGCACGAAGCTGCCGATGGTGTAGCCGCCCAGTCCAGCGCCCAGGGCGGAAGTGGCCACGGAGGAGAGCGAGGAGCCCACCACGTTGCCGGACACCGTTCCCGAGGCCCCGGCTGAGTAGTCCACGCCCGCCGTGGGCGTCCACACGCCAGCGGATGAAGACGAAGCTCCGCTGCTGACCAGAGAGTAAACGTCCTTGGCCGACGCACCGTACTTGGCGAATGTCTGGAGGTCGCCCAGGCTCACGCCGTCCCCGCCCGGGACGTTTAGCCCCGAGATGCTGCCCAGGTTGCCGGTGGTGCCCATCATCTGCCCCACGATAGGGATCACGATGTACTGGCGCATGGCGATCTTGGCCATGTCGGCCAGGAACGAGATGAACACCTGCTTGAGACTGGAGAGCAGCGAGTCGATGTAGGACTGCAGGCCCTTGAACTGCCCGGTGAGCGCGTCGGTGAGGCTGGCGCCGATCACGGTGCCGAAGGCGTTCTCCACCTGGTCGAAGGCCTTGATCACCGTGTCAGCCATCTTGCTCCAAAGCTCGGTCTGCTTCGCCGCGGCGTCCTTATAGAGCCCGTAGTTGAGCGCCAGGCGGTCGGCCAGGTAGTCGGTGAAGTTGCCCTCCAGGCCCAGGCGGTCCTCGATCTCCTTCTTCTTGAGGTCGTTGCGCCCGAGGATGGCCTTGCGCTGGATGTCCGTCTCCCTGGCCGCGTAGAGCTGGACGATGGCGTTCGTCTTTTCGAGGTCGCCCTGGACGGCCTGGAGGGCGCGGGCGCGCTCCTCCTGGAGCGAGGTGAGCTTGCCCGAGAGGACCATGGACGGGTCGTAGGTGGCTTCCCCGATCTGCTGCATGAGGGAGCCCCATTCCTTCATCTCGGAGGACCACTTGCTGAAAGCGGCCTGGGCCAGCTTGATCCCGTACTCGTAGTCCGCCCAATACTTCAGGCTGTCCGCCATCAGGGTCTTCTCGGTGCCCTTGTAATCCACCAGCTTCTTCTGGAGGTCGTCCAGGGTCTTCTGGTGTTCCGTGGCGGCCCGGCGCGCCTGGGCGGCCCATTCGTCGCCAAGGAACGCGTCCTGGGCTTCCATGGCCTTGCCCCGGGCCTCGTTGATGATCTTGGTGGCGTCGGCGTTGGCTTTGGCGGTCTGGATGGCGGCCGCAGAGTCCTTCTTGTGCTTGGAGGCGATGGAATCCAGTTCAGAGCCAAGGGCATGGTAGGCGTCGCGCTCCACGGCGATGGCTGCGGCCATCTTTGCGGGATCGCCCTGTGCCATGGCGTACATGCGCTGGGACATGGCGTAGCGAGCGTCGAACTCCTTGAGGGCATTGGCCTTGAGCGTTTCGTCAGATAGCCCAGACGATGCCCCACCAAAGAGCCTCTTGGCCTGGGCCTGAAGGTCTTCGAACGTGGTCACGGACTTGGGGACGGTGTTGCCCAAGGGCTGAGAGAGCACCTGCCCGAGCTTCGCCTTTTCGTCGGCGAGGACCTGTCGGCGGTCCTTGATGGCTGCGATCTCTTTGTCGATTTCAAAGGCCTTCATGGTCTTGTGGCTTTCCGTGTAAAGCCACGAATCCTGAATTCGCTTCTTGGTGTCCTCCAGGTCCCTGATTCTTGCAGCGTCTTCGGCGCTCCATGCGTCTCCGATGGCCGAGAACAACCCCTTGGCCTCGCCGACGGCCTTCCCGAGGAGTGCCAGAGCGGCAACGGCCTTGGGGCCGCCCACGACGGCAGCGATGAGGCCAGCTTCCTGGACGATGGATGGCAACCCCCGCCACCCGTCTCCGACAGTAAGCAGGAAGCTTCCGGCAGACTGCCCGGCCTTCACGAGAGAAGCGAACGCTTCTTCCCCGGTCTGCCCGATGGCGGCTATCTGGTCCTTGGCCTCGGCTGTTTTCAGGTAAGCCGTGAGGTCCTTTATCTTCTCTGTCGCCATGACCACGGACTTTGAAAGGCCCTCCTGAAGGGCTTCCCCGGCCGTGGTCTTCAGGTCTTTCAGGTAGCGGTCAAAGCTTGCGATCTGCTTCGCGGCCGTCCCCATGGCCGCCTCGTAGGTGCCAGCGATGGCTGCTCCACCATCCATGGTGGCTGCCACGCGTGCCTGCATCTTTTCTTGCTCGGAGAGAGCGGCGGACGTGGTGCCCAGGGTGACGGCCAGCTTTTCGTAGGCCTTCTCGAAGTTGACGTTGATGCCGATGGTCCGCAGCATCTCGGGCTGGGCGCTCTGGATGGCGTAGACCAACTGCATGAACGCTTCGGAAGAGTTGGTTCCGGCGATGACCGCCGCATCCTGCGCGATGCGCCCGAGTTCGGAGGCCTTGGCGAGGTCAATCCCGGCCTGGGTGAGCTTGACCGTGGCCTCGCGGCTTTCGTTCATGGCGATGCCCTGCTTTTGCAGGGCCACGGACACGGCGTTCATTGTGGGCAACGAGATGCCCGCGTTGCGCCCCACCACTTCCATCACCACGCCAAGGGTCTCGAAGCGTGCGGCGGCCATGGCCGTGTCCCTGGCGAATTCAAACGCCTTGAATGCCCCGAAGGCTGCGACGGCACCGGCCATCGCATTCTTGAAGAAGTCGGCGGAAGACCCCATGGAGGAGAACGATCGATCGGCCTGCTTCGACATGAGCCCCAGGGCCTGCTCAGCCTTCTTTATCTCAGCGGACGACCAGTCGGCGGACTTGGCCACCTTATCCAGCGCCTTCGAGGCGGACGCCGCGGCAAGCATTCGCTTCGCCTCGTCCTCCCAGGCCTTAATCTGCGCCCCGGAGACCCCCATGACCTTGCCAACGGCCTCGATGTCGCCCCGAACCCGATTGAACTGGCGGGACGACTTCTCGCCAAAGACCTTGACCGTCTCTTCGGACTGCCGAAGCGAGGTGTCGAGGGCGCGGGTGTCAGCCGCTAGAACAACTTCAAGGTTTCCGACGCGCATGCGTTCCTTCCTTTTTCGTTGCCAGGACAACCGGGCGTGCGCTATTCGCTGGGAAAATTTTTCAACCGCCAAAGAGGTGAAAATGGCGAAGCTTGAATATAAGACCGTAGTTGTGAGTGGAAAATCAACGGACGAACTCAACGTGAACATGCAATCAACTCTGGACAAGGCATCAAAGGATGGATGGGAGTATGTCAGTTCTACGCCTGTATACTTCTCCAGTGACATGTCTACACCAAAGCCCCAGGAATACGTGCCTCCTGCCATGGCTCGTGGCGTACTGACGAAAGTACAAGTGGTTTTCAAGAAGTCTTCAACAACCACATGACATTGTGAGGCTAGGCATGTTCAAGTGGCTGGCGAGCCTGTTTAAGGCGAAGCATTCACCGGGCAGGTTAGATTTTTTAAAAGACGCTCAGCCACTACGCCAATGGGCGGATAATCCGTCAACTCCACCGCCACGGGAAACCATTGTTCGATTTCAAGAGATCGTCAGCGATTATCCGCGCCACTCAATAATGAGGAGAATCCCCACCAAGGTCGCCGGGGTCAGCTACGACAACTTCGACGGCTCCAGCAGGCAGGAGGCCATTAAGCGACTCAAGGTTGGTCAAAAGGTTCGCATCGCCCACCACACCAACAATGAACACCACGAAAACGCCCTGGCGCTCTTCGCCGGAACAAATGCGGAAAGCTACAAGGATCAACCGCCCCTTGCCCTCAAAGAGCAAATTGGCTGGGTGAAAAGTGACCTTGCCGATGATTTGGTCGCCTGGGAAGCTGGACCGGACGGAATGCAGCTTTATGCAGAGGTGGAGGAAGTCATGCCCCCGTCTGCCGGGTGCCCGAGCTTTGGGGTCCGGGTAGCCATCTACGTCCACAGCGACGACGGAAGTGAACTCGAAGAAATTGACCAGGACACGCCAGCCCCGCACCTGCCATTCCGGGAGCGGCTTGAGCGCCAACTTGTGCAGGAACGGGTGATCCTGGCCCTGCTTGATGCAGGGATAGACTCTCCCGAAAAGATCCATTCGACACCCGACAAGGAGCTTTTGAAGATCAAGGGGCTTGGAAAGGTCACGCTCGCGTCTATCAGGAGAGAATTCCCTTGACTTTCATTTTCCGCAGGCCGTATTTTCTGAAACAGGAGCTTGAACACTCCTTGTCTGCGGCGGCACCACGGCCGATATTCGTGGATTTTTTGCGCCTTTTGTCGTATGCACCCGATTGCCGGGTGTCCCACGGTCATACAACACCTTCGGGGAAAACCATGGGGCCGTCCGCAGACGGTGTTCAAGCGCCCGGCACTTACCCCGCCGGTAAGGCTCTTGAACAAGCCCTGCGGAGGTCACATGACCGGCAATCTCGCCCCATCGTCTCAGTCCCAGCCATCTGTCCCCCTCGCTTTCAAGGACCACCCGATCCGTACCGTAGTCGAAGATGGTAACCCCTGGTTCGCCGCCAGGGATGTTGCCCGCGCTCTCAATTTGGTCTGGCATGGGTCAATCCTCAGCAGCATCCCCGAGCCGTGGAAAAGGGTGAGGAGTTTCCTCACCCAATCGAAAAGCAACCGTGGCGGAGGCTCCCGCGACATGACGACCATCTCCGAGCCCGCCGTCTACAAGCTGGCCTTCCGCTCCAACAAGCCCGAGGCGGACGAGTTCACGAACTGGGTCGCCTCCGAGGTGCTGCCCGCGATCCGCAAGACCGGGCAGTTCCAGGCCCGGCCCGAACCTACCCCTGTCCTCCCCCGCCGCTCGACCGCCAAGGAGCGCAACCGCCTCGCCGCGCTCATGGACGCCTACATCGGAGCCATGGAGGTCACGCCCAACCCGGAGGCCTACAAGGCGGCTTGGCGGAAGATTCATCGCCTGTTCGGCGTCAAGGACATCGCCCACCTGACCGTGGACCAGCTGCCCGTCGCGGAGCGGTTTCTGGAGGAGTTGACGGCCGGGGCCAAGCCGAAGGCGCTGCCGGTCGCCAGGGAATCCACCGTCCGGGACTACGCCGGGGTCTACAAGAACCTCCCCGCGCACAACGCCCTGTGGAAGCAGCTGAAGATGCGGCTCTACAACGCATCCGCCGCCTACGGGCTGGAGTTGGCCGAAATCCGCGTCCTCGCGGCCCAGCCCTTCAAGGAGTGCAGGAAAAGCGACATCGGCACGCTCTTCGACAGCATCATGGACCCCATCGGCGCGCACTTCCAGGCGGCCCAAACCGCTGAACATGCCGTCTACATCCACGCCTCGACGGCGCTGGACGGTTACACGGCCGCGCATGCTTTCCTGACACGCGGCTAGCCTCATCATCACCCGCCGGGGACTGCACATCCCCGGCGGGTTACAGCGAATAACGCATACTCGGTTGTCAAGGACCAATGGGCTTGCGCCCGAAACTTGGGCCGGGCCTACCCGGCCTCTTTCGCGCCCTGGGCTCGGCGGCTATTCGCCTTCCGCTGCTCTCCCAGGACGCCCCAGGCCAGAGTCTGCACCCGGGCCAGGCAGTCGCGCTTGTCCGCGACCTCCTCCAGCTCCATGAGGGCCAGCACCGCCGGGATGCTGATGTCCACGCCGCCCTCCATGCTCATCACGAGTTGCCCCTGGCATCGCTGGTAGATCGCCCAGGCCTCGTCATTCCCCGGCATCAATTCGGGCCTGCACGTCTCACAGGGCGGCCCGTCGCCCTTCCTCCGCCTGTCCTCCTCGGTGTCCCACCGGCTGGGCTGGTGGGCCGCCCTGCACTCGTCGCACGGCAGGCGGCCCACGCCAGACGCCCAGCGGGCCACCTCTAGGAGTTTTTTTCCTCCTCCTCCCGGGCCTTGGCGGCCTCGGAGGCGAGCTCGTTGTACTTCTCCAGCACCCAGGCCTCGAAGCCGGGGGCGGTGTTGAGCAGCTTGACCTTGTTGGCCTCGTTGCAGGGCATGGGCTTCTCGGCCTTGTCGTCGTGGAAGACGTTTTCCCAGCCCCGGATGCACCGGGCGGCGCGCAGGAAGCTCGCCTTGGTGAAGTCCACCACGACGTTGTTCCCGCCGCTGTCGCCCATCTCCACGCGGTTGGCCGCCGCCTGGATGTCGCGCTCCTCGCCGGGCGTCAGCAGCCCGATCTCGAATTTCGCGCCGTCCTGGTCGCCCGGGTAGGCGAAAAAGGCCTTCTTCAGTGTGCTCAGGCTTTTCAGTCGCATGTCGTTTCCCCTTGTCCCCGCGGTTGGTTGGCCGGGCAGGAGGGGCCGGGGAAACCCCTCTCTCCGCGCGCGCGGCCTGCCCGGCCAAGTTTCTACAGGCGGCCGCCGTGCAGCGTGACGGCCTCGCCCGCGGCTTCGGCGGTCACGGCCTTCACCGTGGCGTCCAGGGTCAGGGCCCCGGCGGCCACGGCCGTGATCAGGTACTGGCCGTCGTTGCTGGTGGAGCCCTCCACGATGAGGGTCTGCCCGGCCTCGAAGCCCGCCGTGACCAGACCGTTTCCGGAGTCCTGGATCTGGTTGCCCGAGGTGACGAAGCTGATGGTGGAGGCCAGCTTGTGGACGGTGAAGTAGGCGAAGTCGCCCGCCACCACGAGCTTGGCGTCCAGGGTGAAGATGCCGTTCTTGTCGGCCTGGCCGGGCATGATCTCCGCGACCTTCCAGACGCTGGTCGAATCGTTCGCCAGGTCACAGGCCAGGAAGTCGTTGAGGTCCAGGTAGAGGCGCGCATCCGAGAACGCCTCGTTGGCCTTCAGGTAGGCCTTGAGCTGGTCCTGCCCCTTGGTGTCGCCCAGGAGCAGGTTCCCGCCGACGCTGATCTGGCCGTACTTGCCTTCGCCGGTCAGCTCGTAGGCGAAGTCGCGGCGGAACTCGGACACGGTGATGATGCTGCGCGAGAGGCCGGGCAGGGTCAGCTTGTTGAGCCCCTTGACCACGGACTGGTTCACGCCTCCGTACTTGAGCACGAGGGCGGCATCGACGCCCAGGACCACTTCGATCTGAGCCATGGTTTTCTCCTCCTATGGAGTCTGGACGTGGACGGAGTATTCGAGAATCATCTTCCGCCCGTTGTCTTCTGTTTTCATCGGACCATGTTTGGCCCTGCGAACCAGCCGCGCAGGCTGGATGCCCGCCCCTGCCAGGATGGCATCCTCGAAGAGATCACTCGCTTTGTCGGCGACGGTGATGCACTCCGCGAGGTTGGCCGAAAAAACGTCGACCTGGATCATCCGCTCGTCGATCCGGGCCGTGAACGTGTCCTGGGGCTCGCAGAAGACCGTGAACCAGGCCGCGTAGGGCATGGCGGTGTTCTGCGGAACCTCCTCCTGGTGGTAGAAGCGCCCGCCGATGGCTGTCTTGAACGTGCTGGACGGCGTAAGCAGGCCCTGGACGGCACGGTGGAACGCGGCGATGCTCACGAGAGAGCCCCCCGCATGGCCGCGCCGACGCGCTCGGGTTTGGCCTTGGCCGCAGCCGGACGCATGAAGGGCCGGGCGGTCATCTTCTTGGTGCCGTACTCCACGAACTGCGCGTAGAAGGCGTTGGGGTCGCCCTCGCCGCGCTTGCGGTCGTAGCCCGCCTTGACGAAGCCCAGGCAGACGCCGTTCTTCCAACGGACCTTGGTGTAGATGGAGTCGCGCAGCGTGCCGGGGTTGCGCGCCGTCCAGCTGGTTTCCGTCTTGGCCGCCACGCGCACCGTGAAACGCTCGCGCCCGCCGTCCGCCGTCTTCCTTGACCTGCGGACCATCATGGTTTTTCGCGTGCCCTTGGTGACCGTGCCCACCGGGGCAAGGCGCCGGGCCTCGGCCGCGACCATGGCCACCTCGGCCTCCATCGCGGCGGACGTGGCGGCGCGCACCTGCTTCATGACGGCATCCGCTTGGAGGTCCAGACGGTAGCTCACTGCGCCCCCCTCCCCACGATCTCCAGCAGGTCCACCACGTACTCCCGGCCCTGCTGCTCCACGTCGTTGATGAAGGTGATGCCGAAGCTGCGCGCGCCCAGGGTCAAGCGGTGCGCCGTTGTCAGGCCGGCGAACGCCCGGATGCGGGCCCGGTGCGTGACGCTGGCCTGGACGCTCGCGGACGCGGCCCGCTCCTCGCCCTTCACGGACCACATCTCGGCCCAGGCCACGCCAACGATGGTCCAGGTCGTGGTAGTCCCGCCCATGCCGTCTGAGGCCTCGGTGCGGGCCTGGACTTCGAGGGGGATACGGAGCGCACCGGAGCGGATCATCACCAAACCTCCATCACGCGGTAGGGATCCAGGAGCCCATCCAGGAAGTCGCGGGGCATCTCGCCCACGGCTTGGCCGACCACGAAAGCCTCGCGCTGCGCGTAGAGCCCGGACACGCGGCAGAGAATCCATTGCCGGATGGCGTCCGGCGTGGTAGCCGTGGCGGGGCTCCCGGCTGTGACCGGCCAGCCCGCCACGTAGCG